GGTTCTGTTGCTCTGGTTGACAACTTCACTCTTCATCCTGTCTGCCAGATCAAGGATTTTCGCCTTGTCTGCAAGCCCCTCAAGCGACTTCTCGACATCATCTGCAGTAGCATCGACACCAACAGCCACACCAAGACCCAAGTTCTTGCCGATAACGTCGCGCATCAGTTTCGACGGAGACGCGATCTTGAAGAACTTCTTCAGGCCGTTGAGTACCGTATCTCCAAACTCTCTGAACTTGCTGACGATCCAGCCCGTCATATCGGAGATGCCGTTCCACAGGCCCTGTACGATGTTCTTGCCGATGGTAAGCATCTTGCTCGGCAGGGTCGAGATCGTGTTCACAATCGCGCTGAGGATGCTCTGCGCTGCGCTTGTAACCGTGCCGACCATACCGCGAATGCCATTCACAAAGCCCGTGAAGCCATTCTGAGCAAGGGATACAAGGTTAGACGGTAGATTCTTGAGAGAGGTTGTGATCGTATTCAGGACATTCGTACCGGCACTCTTGACTGCCGACAACATGCCCAGCACGCCATCCTTCAGCTTTGTGATCGCCGTTTTGCCAAGATCAAGCCAGTTGAACGCCTGCCAGACATCAACAAGAGCGCCGATGATCTTCGGGATGCTTGCAACCAGCGTCGGAATGGACTGAATAAGGCCCTTGATAAGCGTCGCAATAATCTCAATACCGGCCTTGAGGATTTTCGGGCCGTTATCGTTGATTGTGTTCGCAATGTTGGAGACAATCGTTGGGACGTTCTTGATTATTGTTGGAATAGAGTCGGCCAATCCTTGGGCAAGAGACTTTGCCAAGGCAATAGCACCATCAACGACCTTTCCTGCGTTCTTGCGCAGGGAATCGGTCAGACCAACCAGCATCTCCAAACCAGCATCAATGATGGTCGGAAGATTCTTTTCAAGATAGCCGCCGAGGCCATCCATGATCTTGACCGCCGCATCCGCGAGCTTCGGAATGGCTGTAAGAACACCCTCATACAGCGCATTGATGAGCGTGACCGCATTACTTTCGAGCGTCGGGGCGGCGTTTTGCAGGCCGACCGCCAGAGAATGGATGATATTCTCTGCCGCCTCCATCATGCGCGGCGCTGCTTCAATGAGCGTGTTAATGATCTGCTCGCCACACTTCGCCGCCATCGGGATAAGATGCGGCAAGGCGTTCGCAATTCCATTTCCAAGCTCAGTAATGATCGTCAGACCGGCTTCAAGGAGCTTCGGAACGATGGTAAGAATACCCTCAACCAATCTGACGCCGATACCGGTTGCTGTAACCGCCAAAGACTGCGCATTGTCTGTAAGGCTCTGGCAGAACGACTCAATGAGCTGGACCGCCATATCGACAACCGTAGGAATGACCTCGCCGATATAGGCAACGATCTGAACGAGCACGTCGCCCGCCGCCTGCACAAGCCCATCAAGCCCGCCGTCTGCAATCGCAGAATTAAGCTGCTCGAACATCTTCGTTCCGGTCTGCGTTGCATCGCGGAGCGGATCGACAAGATGCTCGTAGATGGAGATGCCCACGCCCTCCATCGCAGATTGCATAATCGTGATGTCGCCCTGAAGATTATCCTGCATCTTCTGCGCCATCTCAGCGGCAGCGCCCATGCCGTCGGTGCTATGGTCAATCGCATTTGCCAGCTTATTGAAGTCATCATCAGAAGCATTGACGATTGCCAGGAATCCAGACATAGCTTCCTGTCCGGCCAACGTGCTTGCCACATACGCCTGGACTTCGGGATCGCAGCCACGGATTTCTCTGCGCAGATCGGACATGACCTCTCGGAACGGTTTCATCGCGCCGGTAGAGTCGGTCAGGGAAATGCCGAACTCCGCCATCGTATTTGCGACTTCGTCGGTCGGTGCCGTAGAGAGTCGGGTAATCATGGAGCGCAGCGACGTACCCGCCTGACTTCCCTTGATGCCGGCATTTGCCATGAGGCCGATTGCGAGAGCCGTGTCTTCCATGGTGTAATTCATCGCGCCCATGAGCGGAGCAGCGTACTTGAACGTCTCGCCCATGAGAGCAACATTCGTATTCGCATTGGAAGAAGCTGCGGCCATGACATCAGCAAGACGGCCAGCGTCACCGGCTGCATAACCCATTGCGGTCAAAGCGTCCGTGACGATATCAGAGGAAACACCCAAGTCCTCGCCAGATGCGGCAGCGAGGTTCATAATACCCTCAATGCCGTTGAGCATGTCCTCGGTTTTCCAACCAGCCATCGCCATGTACTTAAAAGCTTCGGCAGATTGAGACGCGCTGAACTTGGTCGTCGCGCCCATCTGTTTCGCCTTTTCGGTGAGCCTGTCAATATCCTCTGCGGTCGCGCCGCTGATCGCCGCAACCTCAGACATCGCAGATTCAAAGTCGGAGCCCATTTTGACGGCATAAGCACCAACACCGGCAAGCGCCGTGCTGACGCCAGCAATGGCCTTAGTTACAACAGAAAGACCACGGCTCGCAATGCCGCCAAGGCTGTCTAAACCCTTTTGAAGCCCACTCGAATCGAGTTTTGTATCAATTAAAACAGAGCCATCGGCCATGCACTTTCACCTCTTTCTAAGGTTCATGCACGGCTCAATGGCTCAGTGTGCTTTTTAGTTTTCGTTTCCCGCGGAGAACTCTTGCTCGCCATCCTTGATGACGAGCTCGAACTGAGCCCCGCATCCGCGCGTGCATTTGATCCACACGCCGGAGCTTTGGGCTGAATTGTCATAGAGCACAGTCTTCATCCTGCACTTGGGGCAAAGTGCCCATTTCTTTGATAAAGAAGGTTGCTTAATCATAAGTCACCTGACAGCAAAAACGGCGCCAGCTACCGCCTGTTTCTCTTCCGTCGACAATGCAGACGGCAGAGCAAAACGGGCTTTGAGGTTTGCCAAACGCGCACGCTCTTTCTTGTTTTTAATCTTCGACAGGTCAACCGACCTGTATTCCATGATCCTGCAGATTTCATTATCGGATTTAAGAGCAACAAACAGGGCATTGAACTTCCACCAATGCATGTCTGTTTCAGTCAGATCAATTCCGTACTGATCCATGAACGCTGCATAGATGTATGCTGCGTCTGCGTCGAAATCGTAGCACCTTTCTTTTTGGGGCGTTTGCGCCTGATTGCTTTCGTCATCCTGAGAAGATTTCGGCTTGTGTCTGCCGCAGGAATAGAACCAAAGGATCATCTCTGTTGCAGCCTCAAGATTATCAGGGATGACCGGATAGAACAGTCTGAGTGTTTGAATGATCTTTGTCTTGGGATCCACAGAATCATCAAACATCAGAAGTTCAAAAAGCATCGCCGTCCGAAAATCCGAATTAACTGAATACTCCCTGCCTTCAACCTCAACGGTCTCCGGCAGGGGGTCAATCAGCAGATTAGGTTTTTCCATTCTTGGCGGCCGCACGACGCTGCGCCCGGTTGGGGCTGTACTTGCCCAGGAAACGGTTCTGGTTGTCGATGATCGTCTTAGCTTGAGTATTGCCAAAGGCAAGGAAGCTCTCGTAGATGTCGTGGGCAACATTGATATTCTCGATCTTGCCGCGAGACAGCTTTGCATAGGTTCCCTCACCAAAGAGGTCGTCAAACAGATTGTGGTACAGCTTGCAATACTGCCTGATAAACTCCGGATTGGAGACATCTTTCTTGACCAGCTTCTCATTCATGCCGAGGCGCTTGAACGCATTCTCATACCGTTCGGCAGTAGAAGCGTCGCCAAGATCGAGCTCAAGCTCAACGTCGTTGTACTTCCAGATGGTCATATTCTGGCTCATCGGCTCATTCCTCCTTGGTTACTTACTGATTGGCAGCGGCAGCAGTTGCCGTGGTAAAGGTCTTTTTGGATTCATCCCAGGTACCCTTTTCAATGTCGCTGACAGCCTTGAAATTGCCGCTGAGAACCAGAGCATCGGTTCCATCGCCCTTATTATCAGGGATGACAGCATACTTGCGGCGGGTGGCTTCGCGAGCACCTTCAGATCCGGTCCAGAGGTTGACATTGACGATCGTTACCTGAGCATCGGAGCCGACATACTCGTTGTCGGTGATATCCATGATCTTCTTGATGCACGGATCTGCAGAGTAGACATCGCAGGTATACGCAATGGCCGGGGCATAGCCGACAACGTCGGTGGCCTCAGTAGCCATGTTGACGTACTGACGGGAATATTCCTTCGGGTTCTTGGATTCGGCCAGGGAGGTAAAGCCATCGCCCATGAGACTATAGCTTTCCTGCTCGCCGGTGCCGGTGTTCATGTAGCTCGCCCACTGATTACGCTGAATCAGCTTGTTTTTGGTTTCAGCCATGTTCATTCACTCCTTTTTTGCTTGTAGGTGAGTTGAAAGATTGCCTGATAATCAACGCCGCCATCCTCATATGCCCCCGCAATGGATGGGAGCGAGGTCATTTTGATGCTATTGGCTGTACGGGATTCTCCGAGGTCGGGAAGGTTGCCGTCGTTCATCCAATCGCCAATATTCTCAAGGTGGGATACTGCGTCAAATCGCTTGGAGGTATCCGCTGCCCCGAACCGGACATATACCGCGAACGGCCATGCTCCGATGAACGAGCCATCAATGTACCTCGTCAGCTCCCGTGTGCCGGCAAGCTGCTGCATAGACATAGAGAACTCGGATGGAGCTTTGTCGAGGATTTCGAGACGGATATCGCACGGCTTATCAGGCCATGTGTTGAGGTACGCGTGCATTGCTTTCGCAATGAGGGTGTCATTGTTCATACATATCACCCCTTGATGATTTTTTTGACGCCTACCATCCAGGCATTGCGGTGGATGCCCTTTGCCTTTTCAAACCATTGGGCACAGGCCTGCGGGTGAAGATCCTTCGAGAAGTGGTAATTAATGCCGTAATACATGCGCTTGGCATACGGCGCATTGTAAACAACCTTCCCGCTTCCGGGTTTTGTGCCTCTGATACCAGATCGCATGAGCTCGCCGGTTCTCATTGGCACAAATGGTGTGCAATGCTTAACCACTTCATTATCAAGGAAGGCCTGGGCCTTTTGATATTTGGCATCAAAGCGGCTGATGGTGTATGCCTTATTTAACACAAGACGGGAGGAAATCTTCATCGACCCTCAACCCTCCAATGCCACATTCGCGGACGGCCCATCTGCAGGCGCGAAATCAACATTATCCGAAACAAAACAATATTTCGAGGCAGCTTTACGGGGGCATTTGTTGGAGTTGCGGGGTCATACTGTTGGAGCGATCCTTGGGAAAAGTAGTCCTTTCCTTCCGGGCAAAGCGTCCAGAACTTGACCTTCTCTTCTTCAGGGAG